GTCCCCTAGTATTAACTCGCGGTGTTGGGATGTAGTTCCTGCAAACTACCCCCAATCGGGCCCGTGTCTTAGAACTCCACTGCCCGACTTCCCAACATCGCGCCACCTTTTGGTGCCCCTCGGGGAGAAGCACAGGAGTGCATAATGAGCAGGAAAATATACAACGCCGGAAAGCTTCAGGTCCGGTACGACGAAGCCGCCGCCAAGGGTGCTGCTGGCAAACAAGACCGAGAAGAACTTCTGGCGCAGGCCGACCGCGACATCGAAGACGAGGGTGCCTTCATAGAAATCAACCGCGACGCCCGTGACATCATTGATGTCCATGTGCTCCCGAGCCTGCACTCTATGATGGAAAATATGTACACCATCATCGACGCAGAGACGCGCCGACTTATGCGACAAACTGTGTCGGGTGGCGGGATGGATAAGGTCGATTCTCAGCACTTCGGGCAGTTGACCCGCAGCATTTGCCAACTGGCAAATCTTGAGCACGGGATTCGGGAGCAGAATCAGCTTGAGCAGATGTCTGATGACGAGCTTAAGCGTCTAGCCGACATCGCCTACAAGAAATTAAAGGGAAAATCTAAATGACCACGCCGTATGCGACCCTTGCCTACAATCCGCTAAAGGATAACGACAAACTTCCGGTGCTTGTTCGCCTAGCAAGCCCTTCTGATGCTTCTTTGGTGTATAGCACTTGGTTGCGAAGCTACGCTGACCAAAACAAAGACCAGCACCGGGGTATCTTGTATAAAAGCCACCGAAAAATCATAAGAAATCTTATGGAGAAATCGGTTACCGTTATGGCGGTGATGGATGACGACCCTAATCAGATTTTTGCGTGGATGTGCGGAATTAGGACCAAAACAGGGCCTCTTTTAGTGCATTACTGCTATGTTAAGGATGCTTTTCGGCGTTTAGGGCTCGCAAGTTTGCTACTTAGGTACTTTGAACACCGTCAGGGGGAGCCGATTGTCTGTAGCCATAAGGGTTATGTGTATAAATCTCTCCGCGATAGGTATAATCTTTTCTATGTCCCACAGGTTCGAGAAACTAACGGGGTAGATAAGTTTGAGGATGGAAAATGGAAATTGTAGGATTTACGCTAAAACATGACTGCCGCCCAGTGTTTGACAAGATTGCAATCAATCTAAAGGCACCAAACCACCAGGCGTTTACCCTGAAGTGGGGGCCGGACAAAAATGGCCTTATCGTGGTTCATGAAAGACACGGTACAATATATCTGCCGATGTCGTCTATTTCGCACCTCGAAGTTATTGAAGAGCCAAAGAAGAAAACGACGCGGAAACCAAGGACTGTAAAGGCAAAGAGCAATGGGGAAATCATCGCCCAAGCATGACGCCCGTGCAGTAGTTCGGGAGTACATCAAGCGTTTTGGCGACCCTGAAGCCTTGCAAGAGGATAAGGGTACTGCCAAAGACCGGACTTATCGGTGGCAGGAAGACTTGTTTGAGCAGCAGATTGCGTTCATTAATGACCCTGCTTCTTTTAAGACCGCGCTGTGCTCCCGGCGTGCAGGCAAAACTTACGCGGCCTGCTATTATCTTATTGAAACAGCATCTCGAAACCCCGACAGCATTTCGGCCTATATTGCCCTGACGCGAAACAGCGCCAAGCGTCTTATGTGGATGGAGCTTAAACGGGCCAACCGTAAGTACCATATCGGGATGCACTTTAATAACTCCGAACTTATTGCTACGTTGCCAAACCGGAGTCAGATTGTTCTGACAGGTGCAAACGATGAAGCTGATATTGATAAGTTGCGGGGTTCTGCTTACCACTTGGTTATTCTTGACGAAGCCGCAAGTTTCGGACGCCATCTTGAAGAGCTGGTGGAAGAAGTTCTTGAACCGGCGCTGATTGACCACAACGGTACAATGGCAATGATTGGGACACCCAACGCAGCTTGTTCGGGTATGTTCTTCCGTGCTTCTACCGACCCAGCGCAAGGGTACAGTAATCATCATTGGACGATTATGGAAAACCCCCATATTCCGCACGCAGAACAGTGGCTTAAGCGCCGGATGAAGCAAAAGCACTGGGATGAAAACCACCCTGTTTATTTGCGTGAGTGGCGAGGCAAGTGGATTCGCTCGAACGATTCTTTGATTTACAAGTACACCAAAGACAAGAACTTCTACACCGAGATACCGCATCACGAGCATGACTTTGATTTTATCCTGGGTATAGATTTAGGTTATGAGGATGCCACAGCTTTCGTTATCGGTGCCTACTGCCCTGAGCTGCCCGACTTCTATATCGTCGAGTGCTACAAAGAGACAAAAATGATACCGGCGCAGATAGCCGAAAAAATTAAAGAACTTGATTCGCAGTATGATTTCAATATCATGGTCGCCGATACAGGGGGCTTGGGTAAATCTATTGTCGAGGAATTTCGCTTTCGCTACGAGCTACCGGTTCGAGCAGCGGAGAAACGAAACAAAGCGTCCTATATTGAACTAATGAACTCTGACCTACACTGCGGTTTTGTGAAGGTCTTTGAAGGATGCGAGATACTAGATGAGTGGGATTTACTCCAGTGGGACGAGGACAGGAAAAAAGAAGATTCGCGTTTTGAGAATCACCTCGCTGATGCGTGTTTATATGCGTGGCGTGAAAGCAAGCATTACACGTACAAGCCGCAAGCTATTGCGCCAAAGCAAGGAACTCCTGAGTATTATGCTGCTTTAGAAAACGAAATCTGGGACGGTGTGGAGCAGGGCATTGAGGATAAAGACGGCGAAGCCTGGTGGGAAAGTCAATGGACACTGAACTAGAAGAAATAATAGAAGCCGCTAAAAAGCATGGTTTAAAGCGGCTAAGAGTCGGTGATATCGAAGTAGAGCTATGGGATAAGCCTCAGATTCGACGCGCTCAGGTGCAAGTGATGCCTGAAACGTCGAGCACAAAGAGTCTTTCCGAAGATGAGCAATACTTTGAAGATTTATTTTATTCAGCAGGTGGGTAATCTGCGGGGAGTTTCAAAATGAAAAAGCTAGGGTATTGGTGGAGCGAACAAACAGAACCTCACGATCTTGTCTTTGAGGTAGTTGAGCATCTAACGGATAACCAAGGTTACCACTCGACAAACAACATCAACCACGCACGTCTTTACGGCAACATTAGTTATCGCGATTTGGGAAGCGGTAACTTGGTCCAGCGAGCCAAGACGAGCGCAAAAAACCGAGTCACACTAAACATCATTCAATCCATGTGTGACACCGTTACCGCACGAGTCGCTAAGGCTAAACCTATGGCCACTTACCTAACAACTGGCGGCGATTGGGCAATGCAGCGAAAAGCTAAAAGTCTGACGAAGTTTACAGCAGGCCAGTTCTACGGGTCCAAGATTTACGAAGTTGCACCAAGGGTATTTCTAGACGCCTGTGTTTTTGGCACTGGTGTCATGAAAATTTTTGAGCATGACGGTGAAATTACATGCGAGCGTGTATTTCCTGACGAGATTGTGGTTGATGACTTAGAGGCTCGCTATGGCAACCCAAGACAGATGTTTCAACGAAAGATTGTGGATAAGCAGGTTCTTGCATCGCTTTTTCCTGAGTTTGCTGACGAAATTCGCGATGCGTCGCCAGTAGAAGACAATGACAGTATCTACAAGGCAAGCGAGCAGGTAGAGTGCATTGAGGCTTGGCATCTTCCGAGTTCAAAGGGCGCAAAAGACGGTCGCCACGTTATTACGATAGAAAATGCAACTCTTATGGACGATTCATGGGAGCGCGATGAGTTTCCGTTTGCTTTTATTCGTTGGACGAACCGATTACTCGGTTTTTGGGGCCAAGGGCTCGCAGAACAGCTCACAGGCATCCAGGTTGAGATAAATCGCTTGCTGCGGAACATCCAACAGCAAATGCACCTCGCAACACCAAAGGTTTTTGTTGAAAGTGGCTCTAAAATCTCAAAAGCGCACATAAACAACGAAATTTGGGGTGTAATTGAATATGCGGGCACCCCGCCGCAGTTTTTTGTTCCAAAAACCGTTTCTGGTGAAATTTTTACGCATTTAGACCGCTTATTTAACCGCGCATACGAAATTGCGGGTGTAAGTCAGCTTGCAGCGGGTGCAAAGAAGCCAGCCGGCCTTGAATCGGGCGTTGCGCTTCGAGAGTTTCAAGACATTGAGTCTGAGCGGTTTTTAATGGTTGCAAAAGCGTATGAGCAGCTATTTTTAGACGCAGCAGCGCAAATGGTCGATATAGCTCGCGAGGTATCTGAACGAGGCGACGAGTTTGAGGTTATTAGTCATGGTGACGACGATATCGAAAAGATTAAGTGGTCAGACATCGATTTAGACCGCGATGAGTATGTGATGAAGGTTTACCCAACATCACTTTTGCCTACAACGCCTGCGGCAAAGCTTCAAAAGGTTATCGAGATGTTGCAAGCTGGAATGATTTCACAGCAAGAAGCCAAAGCACTGCTCGACTATCCTGACCTAGAGTCTGTAAACAGCATGGCAACGGCGTCACAAGAGCTGTTTAACATGATTATCGAACGTATTCTGGATAAAGGAATTTACCAATCGCCAGAACCGTACATGAACTTATCTATGGGTATCGGAATGATGCAGTCTGCTTACTTGCGGGCCAAAATTAACCAAGTTCCTGAAGTTCGGTTGGATTTATTTAGACGATTTATCGAAGACTCCATTGGTATGCTTGCGAAGATGCAAGCAGCGGCGCAGCAGCCTGCACCAATGCCGATGGGGGCTATGGGGCCGGGACCAGACGCTCCCCAACAAGGAGCACCCCCGGCAGCAATGCCAGATGAGGTAGCTGCGGCAGAAGCTGCGGCAGCGCCCATCCCAACAGCGTAACAACGCAAGAGGTTAGTATGTCAGAAGAAGTTGTGCAGGAAGCGGCTGCTGAAGAAGCGCCAAGTCAGGAACTAATGGAAGATGTTGCCGAAGAATCGGTAGAATCTCCAGAAGCGCCCGAGGCCCCACCAGAGCCCGAGCGCCCTGACTTTTCTAGGCAGTTTGCAGCGTTAGCTCGAAAAGAGCGAGCTATTCGTCAAAAAGAGCAAGAGATTGCTAACTTTGCTAAACAGAAAGAGCAGTATGAATCAGGGGCAACTCGGTTAGCTGACTTGCAACGATTAGCAAAAGAAAACCCCGCAAAGCTCTTGGGTGAGCTGGGGATTAACTATGACGAATTAACGCAGCAAGTCATCAATGAGGGCAACCCCACTGAAGAGCAAAAGTTGCGTCGGCAAAATGAGCTGCTTCAAGAGCGCATTCAGAAGATAGAAGATATCTACAAGAAGCAGCGCGAAGAAACTGAGCAGTATCAGATAAAGGCTGCCCACACACAATTGATTGACAACATTAAGAATTTCGTAGACGATAGTAATACCTACGAGATGGTGCAGCACCATAACGCCTATTCTCTTGTTGGTGAAGTGATGCAGCAGCATTACAACACAACGAAAGAAGTCATGGAGTATGGGCACGCAGCGCAGCTCGTTGAGGACCACTTTATGGCGGAAGCCGAGCGTTACTTAGGTAGCAAAAAGCTACAAGAGAGATTTCGTGAGTTAGATAAACCACGCGAAGAGTCAGAGACTCCAGAAGCCGCCGAGCAAGCAGTGAAACGGGTGAAAACACTTAGCAATGGTGACGTTGCTAAAAAGACTGAAACATCCGGCAACGTGTTAGAGAGCAAGGAAAAGTCTCTCGAACGTGTCGCTGCTATGATCAAATGGGGTGATACGCCCTAATTTTGGAGTTATAAAATGGCAAGTCCACTCGACGTAGGTACAGTAACCGAAGCTCTTAAAGAGCACTATAAACCACTCCGTGTTCAAAACATGGTTTACAAAGACAATCCGCTTCTCGCGATGATGCCGAAATATACAAAGTTCGGCGGCGAGAATATGCCGATTCCTTTGCTTTACTCTAACCCGCAGCGCCGAAGTGCAACTTTTGCGACCGGTCAGGCTGAAACATCGACATCTGCCCTAAAGCAATACGTGCTGACACGGGTAAAAGATTATTCTTTCGCAAGTATTACCGGCGAGTCCATCAAGGCGACTGAGCGAGATAGCGATGCTTTCTTGCGATATGCCACAATGGAAATTGACGGCGCTTTGCACTCACTGACTCGCTCTCTTGCTATTGCGATGTACCGCGACGGCTCAGGCTCTATCGGCACCCTGGGTTCTGACCCCGGCACTGGCGCAGCGGTTCTTACTCTTAGCAATGCTGAAGACATTACTAATTTTGAAGTCGGCATGAGCCTAAACGTTGCATCTAGTGCTACAGGTGCAATTCGCGGAAACTTCACGACCTCTGGAAACACTGGTGTTATTTCGGCGATTGACCGTGGTGCAGGTACTATTACCTTAACCGTCAACACGCACGCCGATGTTGCTAGTGGTGACCACCTTTTCCAAAAGGGTGATGCTCAGAATGGCGGCTCCAGTGCCTTAAAGGTGACGGGTCTTGAAGGGTGGTGCCCCGCATCGGCCCCAGGCGCAACTGCATTCTTCGGCGTTGACCGAACGGCAGATGTAACTCGTTTGGGCGGTAATCGCTTCGATGGTTCGGCTCTTCCAATTGAAGAAGCTCTTATTGGTGGCGCTTCTTTGGTTGCCCGTGAAGGCGGAAGCCCAACTCACTGCTTTGTTGATTTTGCAACCTTCTCAAACCTTGAAAAAGCTCTTGGTTCAAAAGTTGTTTATAGCGAAGCAAAAGCTCGCGATGTTGATATCGGATTCTCCGCTATCTCGCTTCGTGGTCCACGCGGAACTATCCAAATTGTTCCTGACCAAAACTGTCAGCCAAACGTTGCCTGGATGCTTCAGATGGACACTTGGAGCCTTAACACTTTGGGTGAAGCTCCGATGTTCTTGGACCTTGATAACAACCGTATGCTCCGCGAAAGCGCAGCAGATGCTTACGAAGTACGCCTCGGCTACTACGGAAACATCGCCTGTAACGCTCCAGGGTACAACTGCCGCGTTGCACTATAATTCGGACTCACTGAAGGGAGATTGAGTTATGGCGAGTAGAGATTTTAAAGCAGTAAAGGCGCTAGAGCGTGCCGTCGTTATTATTGGTGGGCGCATTGCGTTTACTAACGGCACAATGACAGGGGTATCTGAAGGCACTGGCTTCACATGCTCCAACATTAGCTCTGGTGTTTTTACAGTAACACTTGATGATAAATACAGTGACCTTTTGTACTGTGATGCTCATGTTATCGGAACCGGTGGCCCTGAGCGATACATTGAATGCACAGCGCACGATGTAAATGGTGCAAAAACACTGTCGTTTGTCTGTAATGACCACTCTGACGACGATGTTACTGGCGACAGTGACAACGACCAGGAAATTCAATTTATTGCATTCCTGAAAAACAGCAGTGTGACCT